TTTTTTATATCTATTACATATATTTTAAGTAATATCTAAGCAAATAAGGCGTATAATTCTCTTATCAAAATAAAAGGAGATAAGATGAAAGAGCTAAAAGGAACTCCAGCCCAAGTTGAATGGGCTAATGACATAAGAGATGGTTTTATAGAAAACGCAAAAGCTTTCAAAGAAAAGCTATGGAGCCCGAACGCCAGAGAGGGTGCGCCTCTTTTATACGTCTTGCTTCTATGCGGCGTAAAAAACGCAGGCAAAATATATGATGACTACATAAATTTCTTGCTAGCTCACGACGAAGCTAAATTTTGGATAAAAATGAAAAATCTACAATATGGCGCATTGTATGACACCGTGCATAGGGTCGGTATAAGAATGAAAAAAGATGAAAGTGAGCTAAAAAAAGGAGAGCTTGAAGATGATTTTTTATTATTATATCCTGAATATATGTATAAAAATATCAGAGCTGCCGAGCTTGCAAAAGAAGAGGAAGCCAAAGCAAACACTACTGACGACGAGGTAGAGGAAACAAAAAGGATTCTCGCCGACGAAGCCGAACTTTTTGAGCAAATAACCGGAGAAAAACCTACGAAACACTACGGATTGGACAAGATGTATAGCCTGCCGGTGTTTTTGACTAGGGCTAGAAAACGCAAAGAGTATATCTCGCCTATGCAGACATACAAAAACATCCTTGAGATGATAGATATAATAGATAGCAGGACTTATTTGCAGGATAGGTTTTTCTTGCTCTATTGCGTAGCGATGAATTTTGGCTACGGCACGGAATTTGGAGCGCGTGGTTATTGTTTTTTTGATAAGTTTATTGAAGCGTTTCAAAAATTCAACGCTCTTGCAAAAGGACGCATAGGCACTGGACAAAGCCACAATGAATACCTAGATGAAAGAGGTGAGAGCGGAAAGGTAGAGCTACGCTCGAACATATACGCTTGGTATGAGGGTAAAAGGACGTTTGTCTGCGAACTCACAGTCAAACTCTATCTACATAGTATGTCTGACGGCTATCCTACTATTTTGCCGTCTATAAGTGTAGATACGAGCCAAATCATAGACGGCGGAGAGCTCGACCAACATCGCCGTCCAATAATAGACGGGGAGATAGTGGGAGATCAAAAATGACCCTAAAAGAAGTATCTGAACTAACCGGCATACCATATCAAACGCTTTTGGGGTGGAACAGCTCAAAAGGGGATTATAGAAAAAATTTGGTGCGTTTTTTGAAAGACGCTGACCGCTCAATGCTTATCAAATATTTCGGAGAGAAAGGGGCGGCGGATAATAAGCCCCCTTTAAAAGATGAGGGCGTATAATTAGGGGCTTTACCCTTATAGGGTTTGTAATGAAATTTCTTACGAGCCCCTCGCTATCCCCTTATGGGATTTATTTTTTGGGGCAATTTGCCCCATTATTATACCGCCTGCGCCCTATTTCTCCACCCGTTGGCGTAAACCCTAAATTTAGGATTTTTCTCAATTAGATTGTTGTAGTATCGAAGCTCGGCTCTGTCAAACTCTTTGTCAAATTTTGCCTCGTCATATCGGTTTATCGCCGCTAGCGTCTGCTCGCCGACGATACCGTCATTGACAACGCCCACTAACTGCTGCGTAACTCTCACAGCGGGCTTTATGCCGACATTGACGCCAAAGATAAAAATCTCATTGGCTTTGATTTGGCTTGAAATTTCATCGAGCCGCATACGATCCCAGTATGCCTCTTTGTAGAATGCTCGCACCTGCGTGCGCAAATTCTCACTATCAAAAAGCGTTTTGGATATTTTCTTGACGTCGCTATTAAGGGCTAGTGCACCTAATATCTCGTCCCAGCCAACCCAGTGCGGGTGAGCTGCTTGGTAAATACCCATAAACGTCCAGCCGTCCTCGGTTGGATTTTTATGTAGTGCATTTTCAGGCTTAGAAAATTCAAGCCTCATCAAAATTTGAAAAGCTTCGTTAAAATTTGCCATTTTTTCACTCCTTGTGTTAAATTTCTTTAGACTTTTTAACGCATTTTTCTGATGTGTTAAAATTTTCCTCAAAAAATATTCTCTCTTTATGCTCGCCTTTTTTGCCAATATTAAAGCCCTCAACAGGGCGGTGATAGCCCATTACCCGGCTGTATACCACGCATTTTGTGCGCTGCGACCGTACCGCCTCTAATATCTCGCTATTTGTCATCTTTCCACTCCTCGTGCCTAAAATCCGAGCCGTAGTCCTGATAGCCATAGCTATTGCCGTTTAGCCCGTCGATCTTTTTCTCTACGGCTTTGTCGATCATTGCAGTAGCCCACTCCGCCCCGCGCCAAGCAAAAAACCCGCCGACGGCCAGCGAAAACTTCGGGGCCTGCGTAAAATAAAGCGTTGTTTCGTAAGCTAGCCAACACACAAACATCGAGCTAGCAGTGCCGACGACTAAATTGACGAGCCTTTGCGCACCCTTTTTGCCGCTGTTTGCCATATTAAGCAGCCCGCCGACAAGCCCAACCAAAATAACCCAAAAATAAAGCCCTATCTCCTCTAATATGTTGTCCATCCTGCGCCTCACATTGTGACTAGCCACATAAGCAAAATCGACAAGATGATCTCAACAACGGCTTTTTTGCTTAGCCAAAATTTTCTTGCTTTAATTACCAGCTCGTCCATTGACGCACCCCCTTAAAAGCTCCTCACACGTTTTAAAATACGCCATTAGCTCCCGCGCGCTTTGCAGGTCGCCCGCTTTAAATTTTGGCTTGGCGGGCATTTCCTCAATACAAACTACGGGGATTTTGACTTCTTGATAAACTGTGCGAGTAATTACGGTCGGCTCTTTAGCCGCACAGCCTGCGAGCAATAGCCCGCACGTCGCCGCTGCAATAGTTTTATTTAGCGGCTTCATTGATTAGCTCCTCGTAAAATTTAAGCTTCTTTTTACACTCGGCATCTTTAACGGGTATTTTTATTTTTTCAAATTTCGTTATTACCCGCTCTTTGACTTCGACCGTATCGGGGGCTTGCGCTTTAATTTGCTCTAGCTTGGCGTTTTGTAGTGCGATTTTTGCGTTGCATTCAAAGAGATTTGCGGTTGAGATTTGCAAATTTGCTTCTTTTATCGCTAGCTCTTTTTGTGCTTCTTTTAGCGCGTTTTTTGCGTCGCTTATGTCGCCCTTTAGCCTATAGATTTCAGCCCCAAGCCCTAGCATTACGCCGAGCAGCCCGCCGATCACGATCAGCCAAAGCTTGTTTGCGACCAGGAAATTCATTGCGCCCCCTTTAATAGTTTTATGGCGATGACGACGGCGAGTATTATCGCCGCAATAATCGCAAATTTCTTTGTGGACGGCTTCATTGTTTGATCCTTTTAAGAGGATTGATTGCCCAAACGGTTTGAAGTATCTTTTTATCATCCGCTTCGAGATACGTGTGCTTGTTGTCCTGTCTCATGCCTACGACGTCCATCAATTTCCAACCTAGATATATGCGACAATACCACTTTGATTTGCCGTATCTGATCTCTCGGTAGTAGCCGAAACGTTCGCGCCCGTCTTTCATTTTGCAAGTGACGAGGCACTCGGTTGATTTTTGCCCTTTGTTGTAGGTCGCAAATACGTCTCCTTGCGTGCGCACTGTGCCCGCGCCTATGTCCTCGACTTTGACGCCCAGATACTTTGCGCTGAATACGCCTATACGGTTGCGGTATAGCCAGCAAAGCCTCGCCCAATAGGTGCGGTTTTTGCCGTTTGGAAAATGCTCGTTTTTCCAACCGTCGTCGCCATTGACCCCATAATCGGGGTCGTCAAACCACGCCGCCCACTTCGGCAAATTTTCGCTTTTCTCGTCGCAAGCTAGTAGAGCAAACGGTACGATGATAAAATGAAATATCTCGATCGGTAGCTCGATAGCTGCATTTTTAAGAATTTGTAGCTTTTGTTTTTTCGTCAGTTTCATTTTTCTTTTCCTCTTGGTATTTTGGGCTTGCAGGGCAGCCGCTCCAAGGGCAGTTTCCTTGTTTGTCTAGCTTTGAGCTGCATATCTCGCAGCGCTTAGTTTTCTTTTTCATTTTTCATCTCCTTTTTCTAGGGATTGTTTTTGGGCTAGTAGCTCTTTGTATTCCTCGCGAAGCTCGGGCAATACGCTATCGTTTCCGATCAGTATCGCGCGGCGTATGTCGTCCTCGACTTCTTTTATCGCTTCGTTTAGCTCATCAATCTCTAGCTCCTCGGGGCTAGGCTCGTATTCTTTGTTTAGCTCGTCAAGCTCTTTTTGAGTTAGAGGCGTTAGCCCTAGCTCCTCAATATCTTTTTTTAGAAATTCATCGCTTACGTCGTCGTCGTATGCGTAGATTTCATTGTTTGCGTTTTTGTATCGTTTCATAGCTTGTCCTTTATCTTATTTCGAACCATTTGGATATTTTTGCGCTACCGCCGAGGCGCAAAGTATATTTTTCATTAGGAAGTATTAGCGCGGTGAGCGTATAATTTAGGTATGTTGCGGTTGTGCCGTGTTTTGCCGATGCGACCGTGACCCCGCCGATCTCCAAAGAAGCATCGAGTGTAGACCCAGGAGATGCTGGGATAAATACCTGAATAGCCACGAAAATCGCTCTGCCCGTGCTGTTTGTATAGGTTTCGTTTGCTCTTTTTTGATCGGTCAGGTCTTGGCGCGTTTGATTTGCTCCTAAAAACGGAAGCTTTTTAATCGGCGCGATAACTTTTTCCCATGCGCCCCACGTTTTGTTTTGCGCACTGATTAGCGTTCTTTGGTAGGTTTCGTTCGTCTCGTAAACTACGTATCTTTGCCCCGTCGGGAATACTTCAAGCGTGCCGTAAGCAGCAACGGGATAGTTTAAATCTAATCTAGCGTTACCGATCGCGCCCTGCTGAAAACTCCCGGGCGTTAAAAAGTCGTTTAGGTTTTGTGCGTCTAGGTTGCGGGTTTGCATAAAGCCAGAGCTATCAACCCCGTCTAGTTTGTCGCTATCGGCTGCTTTTTCGGTTTTGCCTAAAAGATTTGTTTTTGCCCACCCCTCATTAATTACGGCTCCCCAAAGGCTTGTATTCTCACTAGGCTTTTTATTACTATTTTGCGCTTTAGCTTGATATAATACCCCGTTAAATACGCTCAAAGCCCCAATAGGGTATTCCTCGTCTGCGCTCCACTCGCCTACGCCGCGCTGTAGTTGATAGGCTAGGGCTTTATCTACCCTGTTGAATGCGGGTTAAAATACTCCATAGGCGGGATAAACCCTAAATTTTCAGTTACGCCCCAGCCGCGCTTAATATTGGGGAATTCTACTATTTCGCCCGTTTTTGCGTCGCTGGCGAAAATCTCGTTTTTCGGCTTTTCGTGTATCATTGATCCTCCTTAAATATCCTTGCAAATTTGCCGACGCCAAACCCCAAATTAGCCTTATTTTGGCTAAACCCAAAGCACTTAGTTTCGGCTATTAGTATCACGTTTAGCCCTACGCCTACGGGGCGGGCTAAAATATCGTTTTTAAAAATCAAATTGATTAAGAATTGTGTCGTTTTGGTGTTTTTCAAGACCAAATTTAGGGTCATATCGTAGTTATCAAATATAAAATTCCCGCCCCCTAATAAGAATTCAAGCGACTTATAAAGATTTTCTAGCGTGCCCGTTTGATAATTCTTAATGATCTTTGCCTTTATTAAAAACCTAAAGTCGTAATCGTTTAAAAAGAAACTCCCCTTTAAGGAGTTGCCCAAGCGGTAAAACTCGCCTTTATTAAAACCTAGTTTTTTATCGGCTTGCGAAAAAGCGAAAAAATCTTTTAATATTAAATTTCGTTGCTCCCTGCTTACGCCTACGTGGCGTCCGACTAGGTCTAAAGCGCAGCCGCTTGCGGTGTCGATATTTAAAATCTCGGCTACTTTTACGGTGCTGTCAAAGGTTTTATAGACTTCGTCGTTTAAAAGCTCGGCTGTGGCTCTAGCGCGCGGTTTTTTGCGGTATTGCCATATTAGCTCAACCATCACACTACCGCCACGTCAATATCGGTTTTATTTATTACGCACATTTCGCGCACGGCGACGACTAGATGTTGTGCGCCGTTTATCGTAAACTGCGTAACCTCAAAGCCCCTAACCTCGTTGATAATGCTATAAAGGCGGCTGATATATACGTCCTCCCCTATGCTGAAAATATGCTCCGATAGCAAATCTTTAATTTTGTCCGTGTTGATGTCGGTCGCGCCCTCGGTGCGTTTTATGCGTAAAACTATTTTAGGGTTGATTTGCGTCGGTCGGTCGAATTTAACCTCGCGCTTTTGCCCTAAAAAAGCGACCTCTACTTTTGTTTGTCCTTGTATGCCGCAGCCGCCTATTTTCTTTTTTAGTATCGCTTCGCCTATTGCGTTATCGCCTCCGCCCAAAACTACCGCGTTTAAGCTGTGCGGAGCTACGCCGTTTGCGTCGGTTTGATTGGTGTAGTTTTCTAAAACCTTGCATTGTTTTACGCCTTTTAAATTTAGCAAATACGCTTCTAGCCCTTGGCGTTCGTCGTTGTTGTTTATACTGTGGCTTTGCATAAATCTAAGTAGCAGGTCGCCGTCGCTTTCCTCGTCAGCCCCTAGTGTTGATTTTTGAGTAGCGACTACGCGGTCAACGCCTAGGATTATCTCTTGCATTTCTAGTTCGTCTTGATCGTTTAGCGCAAACGCTCCCGTTTCTAGGCTAGTTATGCTTACGGCGCGCGACCCGTCATTGCCGAGCGCTATTTCGTAGTCCGTCGCCCATAAATTGCCGCTTTTGTCTTTTAAAACCGCGCCTTTTTTAATAATCGTTCCGCTTGTACCGTGGAATGTGACGCCGTTTGCGGTGCTAAATTGCGCTGTTTTACGTAAAAGCCCCGCGTATGCTACGCGTTGGTCTAACCACTCGCCCGTCGCTAAATACGGGTCTAGCATTTGCACGATGAAATTTAAAACTTGATTAACTTCGCTCAACACTTCGCTAAAAAGCCCGATCATTTGCCCGTCCGGCGTTGATGAGCCTAATTCTAAATCCTCGCCGTAAATCGCCTTAAAGCCATTTTCTAAACGCTCTTTTATGGTCTCTAGCTCGTCGATTATTATTCTATTTTCACTCACTCGCATTTATGTATAACCTTTGGCTTTCGTCGTAAATATCGCGGTATCGCACCTCTATTACTGCTTTGCGTTCGTTTAGGTTTATGTTTAAAATTTCCAAACTGCTAACGCCCTCAACGCTTAAAATCTGACGCTTTACTTCGTCTCTCATCTTGTCGGAGTTTGGATTTTTAGCTAAGTAGTCAAACCACTTAATTCCGTTTTCAAAATCTAAAAACCAATCATTGTAAAGGCTTAAAATTTGGGTTTTAACGTTTTGAGCTATTGCTTCGCTACCTTTCTTATGCCCTAGTTGCCAATCGCCGCTATTGTCTATTGCCCTTACTTTCATTTATGCCCTTAATTTGGCGGGGTTGTCGTGCCGCCGCTATCACCGCCGTGCGTATGATTTTTCAAACTTACACCGCTAGCGATCATATCTTTTGCCGTAATTGTACCGCTGCTTATGCTGTCGCCATCGGCTTGTGTGAAATTGCCGTTTAGGGTTTTGTTGCCCTTTTGGGTGTAGTCGCCGACCTGCTCTATATCGCCTTTTATTAGGATTTTGCCGCTAGTGAGTTTTATATATGTTTCTTTGTCTAGCGTCCGCATACAAACGCCGTCTAAATCTACATTTTTTACCGCCGCGGGACGCGGGCTAAAGCCCGTTAAAAAAAAGCCGTCGGAATAGTCGTGCAGTCTGAAATCTAGTGGCTCGTTTTTGCTAGCGGTTGCAAACCACCCGTCAATACAACGCTCCGCAAACACGCAAAGTCCGTGATCACCTGCTTTAATCGGCGTCGTGATAACAAAATCGCCGCCCCTAAAAAATTGCACCGGCACATCGTCAAGAGGTGGTAAAACCACGCTTACGCCGTTGCGTTTTAGCTCGTTTATCATTAGCTCTACTTGCACCGTGTTATCGCCCGCGTTGAATTTAAGCACCTTTGCGGGTAGCGCGGTGTGAATTTGTGCTTCAAAACTCAATAGCCCGCTATTAAAAACCTGCGTTAAATTTGGCTCGTTCATTTTTTCTCTACCTTGTGGAATTTGCCATTTACGGCGATTAGCTCTGTTTGCCAAGTGTCGTTTAGAAAGTCGCCGCTGTGGGTTAGTTGCGTGATTTTATAGTCGCCGTCGTATTCGCTTAGGATAGACTTTACCCTCACTAGCCCGCCGATGTTTAGTTTTGGATTTAATAGACAGGTTATTTTTAATCCCTCGTCGGTTTTTTCGGGGCTGCCGATTAGTCCTGTTTGTTCGCTCAAAACAAAGCCCTCGCTATTGTTTAGCACCTTATCTTTGGGCAAAATATTTAAATTGCCGTCTAAAATATGCCAGTTGGCATCGTTGTTTTTTGCAACGTGCTTTAAATACTCTTTTATATCGCCGCTTAAAACTTTGCAGCGCGGCAAGGCTTTATCGCGCGGCAAATCGATCATGCCTTGCTTTGAGCTACTCATCGCCTTAACGCACATATTCACGACGTCGCTATCTTTAACGCCTGCTTTTAGCGTGGTATAAACGCGGGCTTTGGCGTAGTCGGTTTGCCCGTCGCCGCACTCGATATGCGTGATAAAATCTAGATCGTTACGGCTTGTATAGGCTTGCGTAATCTGCCCCGCAAAAATCAATCGCGGCTCGTCGTAGCCAGCGTATAGGCTTACGCGGTTAAATATTTTATTCGCTATTTGATTGCGGTTGTTCGCGTTTAGGTTGTATATTTCAATCTTGCTAGTGTTCGGTTCTTCGCTGATCGTTTTTTCAATATTGAAGCTTATAGCGAGACTATCTATTACTATGCTTTGCACGCCGTTGCCTATTTCAAGGCGGTAACGCCTGCCGTATTGCCTCACGTCCTGTCCTTTACTAGCTCGCTAATTGCGGCTTTAAAATCGTCTTTGCCTACGGCGTATAGCTTTAGCCGCTCGCCCAGCTCGCTATAATCTACGCAATTTATACCGCTTTTGGTGGCATCCGCTAGCATAAAAACAAAGGGCAAATTTTTATTTATTAGGCTAGGTGAATTAACCGCTAGTCCTTTATTAAAGGCTAGGATTTTATTGCTGTTTAGGTCGGTTAAGTCGTATTGCCAAACGCTGCCAACTTCGTTAAATTTGAGCGTTAATTCGAGCTCTAGCCCAAAGATTTCAAAGTTTTGCGTTTGTTTTTGTTCGGTCGTGGTCGGTATTTCGTAAATCATTTATCGTCCTGTTATCGCGCCCCGAAAATGTCGCCCAATATTGAGCTTTTGGCTAATTTGGGTTGCGTTTTGCCTAAATTTATGCTTGATTTTGCGCCTATGTTTAGTCCGTTTGCAGTTTGTGTTTCTACGACGAAAACTTCCTCTAGCGTTAGCGTTACGTCGGTGTATAGGTCGCTTTCAGTCGTTAGCTCAATGCTAGTTATTAACATTTTATGGTATGTTTTAACCCCCGTTGTAACTACTAAAAATTCCCCGCTTTTTTGCACGTTTAAAAGCTTTTCGTAAAGGCTTTGCATCCTATTTTTTGCGGTTGAGTTGTCTTTGTTTGCGTTACCGTCGGTTAAAAACGGGGCGATCTCGCGCACTTTCTTATCAATGCCGAAAATCTTGGCGTAGCGCATTACTTCGTTTTTAATGTGCTTTACGTCGCTAAATAGTTTATACGCTTTTTGAGTGAGGCGGTGAGCGGTTTTTATGCGCGGTAAATTAAATCTCACGACTTGCATAATCTCGTCTGTTTGCGTCAAATAGGGCGGCTCGTAAGCTACTATTTTGCCCTTGATTGTGAGTTGTTTTGGCTCTAATACGGCGTGGTCGGCTACGCTTGCGCCGCTTTCGATCGGGTTTTTAGTCGTGCGTAGTATGCTTTTGTTATTTTCTTGCTCGGTCACGTCTAGTTTAAAAGTACCTATTTTGCGGCTTATTAACTCTAGCATTAATATCCCCCCTCAAAATTAGCGTGGGTAAAGGCAAGATCGTTTCTTTGCCTATTGTTGATTATTTGGTTAGCCATTTGCGGGTTATTTGTATTTACGTTAATCGTAGTTGTTGCTGTGCCGCCTTGATATTGTATTGTTCTGTTGTGGTCGGCATATTGGGTGGCTAGCGCAGCTTTAGGCGCATCGTCGCCAAAGCCTAGAAAATTTTTTGTGCTTTCCCACATATCGCTAGCGGTCTGCCCTATGTCGAAATTTTTAACGGCGTTTATGATTGGGGCTATGTATTCGTCGTATTGTTTGCGTATCCACCTAAACGGCACTTCAAACGCGCTTAAGATAGCGTCGCCCACGTCTTTAAAGCCTTGTTTTATCAGCTCCCAATCGCCCATAAATACGCCATATAACATTTTAAACACGCCGATTATCGCATTTACGCTTTGAATGATAAAATTAACCACAAATTCCCAAACTTCTTTTATTGTCGGCTCTAGCTCTTTATATAGGGCTATTGCCTTTTTGCCCCACTCAATGCAAGGTTTCCAATAATCGCCGAATAGGCTCTTTCCGCCGTCGAGATACGTCATCAAGTCGTCAATTAGCAGCATTAGCGCGCCTACGGCTAGGATAACCATACCAATCGGCGAAGTCACAAACGCGGCTATCATCGCCCGCTTAACAAACAGCAAAGCCCCCGCCAAAATAAATAACGCCGCTTTCCAGCCTATCGTGCTTGTGATTAGCTTATTTAGAAATCTAAACGTATTTGTAAAAACTTGCCCTAGCTTCAATATCCACTTAAAGACGTTAGCTAGCCCCTCGACCACCAACGCCTTATTAGCTTTTAGAAAATTCATAAAGCCGATCAGGCTTTGATTAACTGTCGGCAATAATTTTAACGCTACTTGCGTTGTTATGGATTGCAGCGCGGTTTTTGTGTCTTTTAGCCTGTCTTGATATTCTTTAGCTTGTGTTATTTCGGCTTGGGTTATGGCGAATAGTTTATTTTTTTCTTTCGCGAATTCTTGTATATTTTCTAGCGGGGCTTTTACGTAATTAGCGATTAGCCCGCTAACCGCCGTTGCCGCTACCCCCACTAAAAAGAATTTGTTTTTTAGCTCGTCGATCTCTTGCTTTAGCCCTTTAACGGGCTTTTTGTCCGCTACTTTGGCGGTTTTTTTGGCGGCTTCCTCGGCATTTTTGGCAACTTCTTTTTCGGCTTGCGCTACTTCATTTAGCGCGGCGGTCGCTTCGCTTGCTTTAGCTTTGGCGGTTTCGCCCCATCTTTAGCCTCTTGCACGGCTTGGTCTAAATTGCCTATTAGTTCGGCGTTTTTAGCCGTTGCAGCGTTTATTCCGTCGGCTATGGGTTGGGCAACGCCTTTGGCAGCTGCGGCAATGTTTTTTAGCCCTAGCTCGATTTGCTTTATTTTGCCGCTATCAACATCAAAACCAATTCTGTATAAAAATTCGTCTAAAACCACGCCTAATCCTTTTATGGGATTGTAGGGCAAATTTAGGGGGGTGTTTCGGGTTGTGCCTCCGCTATTTTTCGGAGGCTCTTTGTTCCTCTCTGATGAGTTCGATTATGACTTCGTGCATTGCGATACCGTCCTCGAAGTCGTATATGGTGCGCAAATCGTTTAACGTGGCGTAGCCTTTAACAATCGGCAGCCACGTTATCCAGTCTATTTCAAAATCGCCTTTTACGCCTTGTTTAGGTAGGCTGTTATACCCGCTAAGGACTTTACCCCAGCGGGCAAGAAGTCTAAAAAATGGTATTTTAGCCCCTCGAATATCAGCTGTGCGTAGTCGCCTCTATTGGCGTTAAAGTGCGTTTCGGCTTGGCTTAAATTTTTAAGCAAAATTTCGCCGCCCTCTGCATTTATCGCGCTAGCGTATTTTAAAATAAAGTTCTCTACGCCGCTAAACGCAGGGCTGCCTATATTGGCGATAATTTGCCCCACGTCGATATTTACGTCCTCGCCCTGCATTTTAATAGCGTCCTTGGCTAGCCCTAAAAGGCTTTGCAACTGCGTTTTTGTTTCAAAGAAATTTGCACTTCTTAAAACGTATTTGTTTTCATTTATCATTAGCTCGTATGTTTGCATTAGTTGCCAGCCCCACTTTCTAGGCGTTTGCTTATTCTTTCAAAGGCAATTTTAAACTCGGTTGGGTTGTGTGCGTCGCCTCTTTTTAGTCCGCCGTCATTTACAAAAAAGCCGTTTAGTCCGCTTAGCTCATCGCCGTTTAGCGTGTCCTTAAACTCCATTGTCATAGGGCTAAAGCTCTTAAATTCGCTTCTTTGCTGGTTGTAAAGGTCTTGTAAAAATTTGCAGTCCTCGCTGTGCTGCAAAAGCTTTAACGTGAGCGTGCCGCTTTGATTGCAGCTCCCCGTAAATACGCCCCTACCGCTCGCACCTATTGTGTAAGCCCCTGCGTCGGCGGCGTTTTCTATACTTAGCGCGTCGCTACCGTCGGCGTAGGCGGTTATCTCGTAGCCGTTTATTAATAGCACCGTTGTATCGTGTTGGTATCTAGCCATTTTTGCCCCCTTATCTGTTGTAATTTATCAAAATATCAACGCTGTGTATCGCGCCTGCTAGCTTAATTGCGACATTGATAGGCACTGACTTTCTAGCTTCCCTATCTGCTTGTAATTGCTCGGTGTAGCTAGGGCTGTAAACGTAATAGCCTAAATCCAAGTAATCGCCGCTTTCTAGCGTGCCGACAGGATCGCCGCGCCATTGCCCAGGGGCAATAAACCCGTTTTTAACGAATTGCTCGCAAACTTGCTTAACGACTGCAGTTAGCCTGACTTGCCCTTTGTCGGTTTGCGGCACTTTTTTAGCCCCTTTTAGCACATTGAAAACGGCTATTTGCGTGCGGTTGTTAAACGCATCAAGCCCGACGGTTTCGTCGATAAATTTGCCGCCTAACGCTACGCCCTCGGCTATCATACTTACGCCATCGTAATCGGTGTAGTAATTTACGCCTAGCTTGTCGCATTTTTCGGCTAGGTTTAGCGTGATTGCTTCGTCTGTGCCTGCGGTTTTTAGGTTTTTAAATTTCATTGTTTGGGCTGTGTTGCTGCCCTCCCAATTCGTGCTTAGCGCTCTAGCTAAAAGCTCCGCGCCTGCGTGTTCGTCGCCCGTATTGTTGTAGGTTGCAAAAAAGCGTCCGCTGTCTTTGTCGGCTATCTTTTTAATTACGTTCGTCTTAACGCTTTCAAGCTGTGCCGCGCGCGTGATTGTATAGCCTGCTACGCTCGGGTTTTGCGCCGACGTGATCCACTCGTTCAGCTCTGCGACTTCCTCGTCCGCTAGGATCGCCGAGCTATAAACGCCGTAAAAGCCTTGTGTGGCATTGAATAATTTATCTAACGCCTCGCTTAGGCTCTCCTTTTTCTGCGTTACGCTGTCTTTGCCGACGTAAATATCGCTCTTGCCGCTGACTAGGTTTAAAAGCACGCCTACAAAATCGCCGCTGTCGGCTTTCTCAAAATAGCCTAACCTTGTGTTGTCGTTTTTACCTGCCGTTGCCGCTCTGATAATAAAGCGGTTGCCGTCGGCGTCATAAACCGCCTTTAGCGTGTCTTTAGTTATCGCTGCAGTTAGTTTTGTTGCTACCGCCTCAAAATCTACGCACGAGCTAAAATCTAAAGCCGTATAAACTTTATCCGCACCGCCTACATTAAGCTTAAAACTGCCGCTCGTGATAGCCTTTAGTTTATTTATGCCTATGTTAAGCGCCGATCCTCTTAATTCGTTTGCGCTTGCTTGTGTTGTTTTATTTTCTTTGACCCATTTAGCGACTATTGCCTTTTTAACCCCGCTTACGCTGAAAATAGCTTTAGCGGCTTTAGTGGCGCGGCTGTCGCTACCGAAATTTAACGCCGCATCGTGCGCGCTTGCTATGCTTACGAAACGCACGCTTGGATCGTCAAAAGCTTCACACCAATCATCGCTCACAATAGCGATTACGCTAAAATCTCTATTCTTTGCGATTTGCCCTTGTTCGTTTAGTTGGACATTTACTATCCTTTTTATCGTCAAACTCATCTATTCACCTTTATGCCGAAATTTGCCGTTTTGATCTCGTTTTGAGACGCCTCTATGCGGGTAATGTAGCTAAGGGTTAGGTCCATGCTTGCCCTTTCCTCTACGCCGCCGCCTACCGTAAGGCTTAAATTTCTAATCGGGCTTACGGTTACTAGCCCCAGCCCTAAATTTTTAAGCCCTTTTAAAAACTCGCTAGCATAAAAACACGCGTTTAGTTTTTCAATTATGAAGTTTGCGTTATTGCCGTAAGCATTTACGCTTACTACAGCTTCGCGCGTTGATGTGATTACTTCTTTTTCGCCTTTGATAAATTTATACTCGCGTCCTTTTTGGGTGCTAGTGAGTAGATGCGCCGTTAAAAATGCCATTTTATCGTTTAGCGTTTTGGAGTAGCTGTCGCGCACTAGGCTTTCATCTACGCTCAAAGCCTTGGCTATCAAAACTTTCAAGCCCGTCAAATCTAACGCCTGCAAAGTTTTTATATCCATATTCCCCCCAGTCTTGCATATTGATAATGCGGTAATTAACGCCTTTGTAAGTGATAACGTCCTGCAAATTTAGGTTAAATTTCGTATCTATCCTAATTGCCTCTTTATATCGCTCCCCCTCGGGCAATCTTTGCATTTCGTCGCCGCTCAAAAACTGCACCACCGCCGTAAAACTCTCGCCGCCCCTTTGGATAACTTGACAAAAATCGCTATCGTTTATCAACTCGCCGACATTTATCATTTTCTGACCTCATACGTGATAGAATTTAATAATTGCCCCGTGTCGATTAACGGCTTTGAGCTTTTTTTGCGCTTTATGGTAGCGGGTTTTAGCGCGGGGGCTATACCCTCGGTTATTGCCACTTTGCTTATGTTTTTAGCTTCCTCGCCTAGCGCGCCGAGTGCTGCTTCTGCCGTAATTTGCCCCGTGATAAATTTCCCCACTGCATTTTTTGCTAAATTTGCTATCGCAGCGGCGTTACTTATCAAGGGTTTGCGCAAAAAGGAGCGTTCGGGGATATGGCGGGCGGGGCTGCCGAATTCGTGGATAGCGGCAAGCTCTGCGTTTGAGAATTCGCTGCTCCTGCCGTTAGTTTTAGCCGTTACGCCTACAACTACCCCTAGCCCCCTAAGCGTTGCGATTTTAGCTTCTAGCGCGATCATCTTACTAGCCCAAAGTGCGGCAAAATTAGCTTTTTAAGCTCTAAAAACCGCTGCCCGTATTTCGTTAAATAGTAGCTGCCGTATTCGCTTTCAAAGCCGGTTTTCCCGCTTGTGTAGCCTACGCTTAAAGACCCTACCGTCTTGCTGCTTACTTCGCGCAACGGGTGAGGGTTTGCCCCTGCGTCTGCGCTTAACGCCCCTTGCATTGCGAGAATATGCGCCGCTAGATGTAGGACGCCGACCTCATAAAAACGCCCCCAAATACTTTTCACAACTTGCAGCTTTGCCTCGTCTAAAGTTAAATCTATACGGGCTAAAGCTACGTTTGAAAATTCGGGGAATTTCGCTAAAAAATCGGCGTTTGTCATACTTACGCCTTGTAATTTACGTAAGCCACTTTGTCAAGCTGACGAATTAGCGTACCTGTAAATTTAGCTTTAACCGCAATTTCCCAGCTTAATACGCTTCTTTGAAATGGTTGCATTGCTGTTGGTGATAAAGCCCAATCGGTGCTTAATACGTCCTCGCTCTTGGTATATACTACGGCGCGGTTTTTGCCTTTGCCTCCACCTAGACCCTGTGCAAAGCCCAAAGGTATGCCGACGATATTCACATCGACGCCCGTGCTTTGAGATAACGCTTCTTTGATCGCCATTAGCGCGTTTATGCCGCCATTGACTGCGCCGATAGAGTTGTCGTATTTGCTAGCTAGCGCCATAAGGTCTTTACTGTCGATTGCTATCGTGTCAGGAATTAGTAGCCCGCCGTTTTGCTCGTAGCCGTGCTCGATTAGCGACAAGAAAAACGCCCTAGCTTCTGCGCCCGTCATTGCGCTTATTGCCGTGCCGCTTGTTAAGTCTTTAGCCCTTACGCTAGTGTTTGTTAAAAGCCCTTGCACTGCGCCGATTTTAGCGTGACCTACAAGCGCGGTTTTTTGCATTGTTAAAAGCGCTACGCGCTCAAGGTTTCTAAGCTTGGCGGTGTCGAGCTCAATTTCTAGCCTTTTTGCTCTAGCTACTGCCTCGCTAGTATAGATTGCCGATTTAGCCCAGCTTAGGTATAGCCCCTTTTTAGCTGTGATGTTTAAATCCTCGGTTTGCAAAGACGTAGTATTTTCATCAATCAAGCCGTTTTCTAGGTCTTGCGTTCCCTCGATTTCGCCGTAATCTAACGCGTCTATGCTTTCGTCGCCTTTTTGAGTGATAGGCACAAAATTAGCAAGTTGTACCTCGGGATATTCGCGTTCTTTAAAGCCCTCGTTAAAACTAGCTGCTGCTGTTGCTAGTTGGGTTAAAACTTCCTCGTCTCTTAGTTTCATATTATTCCTTTCTCATTAGTTTAACAAGATCGCCCGCTACGTCGGTAACGTAGAATTTATCTTTTGCGGCGGTTAGTGCTAGCGTTGCGGCTTTTGCTACTTTGCCCGCATCTGCGCCTGCTGTTGCTTCTACTTGGATTGTGTCGCCAACGGCTAGCCCGTGTGCCGCTTTGCCTTGTGCCCAAATCTCACTGCCGTAAGGCAAAGATAAAACACTCATAACCTCGCTAGGTTTGTTTTCGCCCTTTGAGCCTAGCTTTAGGCTAACGCCTAAGATTGGGTCGGTTGCCTTGCTTACTTTGGCTACGCCGCCGTCTTTGCTAGTTACGAATACCCCAAAAGGGATGATCTCGGTGTCGTTATTGACGTAAGCTAGTGCTACGACTGCGCTCTCGCCGCCTCTTGCTACTTGCCCCGCAAAGGCTCGTTTGTCTAAGTATCCCATTATTTACCTCCGAATTTTTTGTTTAGGTCGATTTTCTCGGGCTTAGCGTCGTAGAATTTATCTAACACGCTGCCGCTGTTGTCTTTGTTTTTGGCACTTACGCGCATACCCATATAAATTGCTTTAATCTCGCTATCGCTTAGCTTTTTTAGCTCACTAGCTTCAAACGCTTTGCTATCAAGGATTACCGCCTCATAAACGCCCCTAGCGTTCTTAGTGTCGCTTAGTTTTACATGGCTAAAATTTGCTTTAGCGTCTGTTACAGCTTCGGTTGTTGCTGCCTCGCCTTTTAGTCTTTCGATTTCGGCTTTTAGCTCGGCGTTTTCTTTTTCTAGTGCCTCAACCTTTGCCTTAAGCTCGGCAATTTGCGCGTTCTCGTCCGCGCCGTCATCGTCTTTTACGCTTTTGGCTTTTACGTCGGCAAGCTCGCTTTTTGTTTTCTCTAGCTCGGCGGTTGTTTCGTCTAGCTTTGTGCTTACTTCCTCTGCGCCGTTTAGCGCTTGCTCTAAAAGGTTTACCAACTCGGTATTAGCCGCGTTGGCTTCCTCAACTTTTTCTTTGCTTACTTCGTCGCCGTCTTTGAATTTAACGGCCTTGGCTTTATTTAAAGCCCCTTTTAATGTGTCTAAAAACTTCATTTTTATCCTTTTGCTGTCGCCTAATTTACAATCTTTGCCCGCTCGCCCCTCGGAAACTACGGCTAAATGATTGCCCCTAATGTTCGTTTGCCAAATTTTCCCGTCTCGCTCGATCAATCTACTGTCATATCCGCAACTTACCTCCTTTATCCCTTGTTCTTTTATGGTTTTGATTGCTATCTCGTCATTGATGTAAGCGTCGCCCACTAAGAATTTACCCTCGCGGCGCACGTTTTGAATATGCCCTATGGCGGTGTCTTTCCAATTTTTGGCGGTTACGTCGTCGTCGGGGTGCGTGAGCGTTAAGGGCTTGCCCTCAAAGCTTTTAATCGTCTCGGGGCTGAATACTTCTTTTTCATCCCTAAAAACTTTATAGATTTTCCCGCTAGTGCGCCCAATTTCCTCGCCTAGATATTCCATCGGCTCTATACTTGCCATTTTTGCTTTTGTAATTATGTAGCCGTCGCTGTTTATTTTAAATTCCATTTATGCCCCTAAAATAGCTTTTGCGAAACATCGACATTGTATCTCAACGCCAGGCTTGCACTTCGGTTTGTCCGCTTCTCGCTTTATCCATGTTTTGCCGCCGTCCTTGCTGTACACGGTGTCGTCATCAAACCGGCATAACACGCCTTGCATATTCGCGTGCGTGTGCCTTACGCGCTCGTCTTTTGACGTTTGCCAAATATAGAGCTTAACGCCTAGAGCTTGCATACGTGCTTGATCTAGCTCGGCGTTTATTTTTGCGGTTTGGTCGCGGGCTATTAGTCGCGCGCGGCTTTTGCTTACGTTGGTGCGCTCGTGAATGATTGACGCCAAATTTTCAGCCCTACCGTTTTGCAAGTAGCTTTCGCGGATAGCCTTTTCAACGTCGTTTAGATAGTCATTTTTGACCGACGTTATTAAGCTTACGTTTTTAGCGACATATTCGTCTAGTTTGCCTTTTACGGCTTCGTCCCCCAAAAGGTTTGTTAAGTCTACGTCAGTGCCTTTTTGGATATTTTGGATTAGGCGGTCTTTGTTTGTTTCGTTTGCCGCCTTAACTACGCTTTGGCTTAGTATTTTGGCGTAATTTACGGTGTCGCTTTTCCTTAGCTCGTCTAGTATTTGGGTGGTGTGTTCTATTATTTGCGCGTCAGTAGGGTTTAGCCCTAAAAACTCCTTTAGCCTTTTGAATATTGCCCCTTTTAGCGCGGCAAGCAATATTAAAAGGGCGTTGCGGTATTTTACTTCCGCCCGTTTGCTAGGCTGCGCGGGCTTAAATTCTTTATTGCGCTTTTTGTTAAATAGTTCCGAAAGGGTTGGCTTCATTGCTTGGCTCGTCTAATTCTTTTGCTAGTAGCTCGGCTTCGGCTATGTCATCTGCACTAATATTCTTTATTAGCCCCTCGTCTTTTAGCTCTTTTAAAATCACAGCTTCGGTTATTACGCCTTTGTCTAGCAAATTGCCTAATGCGGTGCTTTTTACGTTTAAAATTTCGGCTTTTTCTTTGTCGTTTAAGCTGTCGATGCTATAAAAATCGTATTCTAAATTTTCGCCTAAAAGAAAAGGATCAATAAAATCATAAGCGGGGCGTAATAGCGTGCTTTGTAGTTCGTTGATAGTTTCGTAATACGCGCGGTTGTCTTCCTCGCCGCTGCTAAAGCCGCCAGCCCCCTCGCCGAATAATATGCTAATAGGGCGATTTAGCGCGCCTGCTACTACTATACAGCTTTTAGCCCAAAGCTCGGCAACGCCCGTTAGATTATTCTCTTTGGAGATGTATTCGTCCTCGGTGTCCATTGCGATTGCGTTGGTGTAGCTTTTGGCTTCATTTATTAGCCTTAGACGTTTTAGTATCTCTCCCTCGTTGCCGGCTACTATTTGTTCGTTATAGCCGCTCATTTTGTAGATGTCGATCTTGCACTCCTCGATTAGATCGCTCACGCTAAGAGTAATGGCATCAAACATCTTGATAATATCAAGCGCAGTGGCTATGTCGCTCACGCTCTCGCGCTGTTTTACGCCGTAGCTTTTTATTCCGCCTTGCACTATACAAAGGCGGCTAATATGCGTTTTAACGCCTTTGACGTTGTAGATAGTCGGGCGGATAAATTTGTGTTCTGCATTTACGGCTTTAAATTCGCCCTTGCCGAAAACGATAAATTGCTTAATTGTTTCGCTTGGGCTTAGCGGGGTTTGATAGGTTTCCTCTGCCGCGTCTGTTATGGCTAAAATAGCCGCCTCGCCGTAAAGCAAGACGTTAAATAGCAGGTCTTTAACAACGCCGTCGGTTTCAAAGCGGTTATTCGCGGCGTAAAAATCGGCTTTGCGGGTTTCATCTATTTCTCCCCAATCAATCTCGCGCCCCATTTTTAGCATATCGCCTATCGTCTTCTTAATATACCGTTTAGCTATCCAGCCGTTATCGTAGGCATTTAAAAGCTGTGTGTTGGTGACCTTTAGGGGCGAATATTCCCTATTGGCCGTCATTTGCCCCATTTTGGTTACTAAATTTTCTAAACTATCGTTTATTTTTAGCTCCATTTAGCCCCTTTTCTTTTTTGAAAAGTATAGGGCTTTTTTACGCGCTAGTTTCGGTTTGTAATATGCCCCCAAATATTAGCCTTGCTCTTGATAAGCGGCTCTAGGGCATAACGCAGGGCGTCTATGTAGTGATTGTTTTCGTCTAGTATTTGTGGCAAGATGTCACCGCTGTGCGGATCGGTTTTGTAGCTGTATAGCCTAAATTCCCTTGCGGTTTCGACGCAACGTTCGTGTATTATGATAGCTTCAAAGCTACGGATATACTCGATGCCGTCCTCTATGCTGCCTTTGCCTTTTGCGGTCGGGGTTATCATATTTAGTCCGTGCCTTTTTAAATAGCTTATGCTTTCGGGGCGCGCGTTATCCGCCCTGATTACATATTTATGTATATTTTCGATACGTTCTTTTAAAAAGCTTGCCGTGTCGTCTAGTTCTAGCCCTACTGCGCCTGCTTCGTGGCTTATGTAGAGTTTGCGCTCGTGTATGTAGCATCTTATGGCCGCGGTCGGATCGTTGGCAAAGCCAAAGTCTAAGCCGTGGTAAGGATTACCTAGTCCGTCGGTGTTAAAATTTTCCACTCTGAATTTGCCTTTGAAAATTTGCGCATCGCTCTTGGTGTTATACCCGCCTAGCCAAATATGCTCGTAAGTGCTAGGGTTAAATTTGCGGTCGTATTCTTGCTCTTTGTTTAGCTCCTCGGGCAAAAACGGATTATCGCTAAAATTTGCCGTGACTAAAACAAAATCCGTCGCTTTGTTTTCTTGCATTTGCTTAAAAAAGCTATCTACGGCGTCGGTTTCGTTTTCGGGGTTCCAGCTAAACCAAAGCTCGGAATTTTCCTTGCGTATAGTAGGGCGTAAAAGCTCTAGGCTTCGCTTGCTTAGGTTTTGCGCTTCCTCAACCCACGCAATATCAAAGCCCTCTAGGGATTTTATGCTGTCGGCGGTGTGGTCTTGCATGCCTTGAAAAATTATTATACCGTTGCCTTGTTTAGCCCTAATCTCGGTTAGGGTTATCTCGAAATATTCGCTTACGCCTAGGCTATTTATTTTGCTTTCGATTAGGGCTTTTGATGAAAACTTTAGCGAGCGTTGAATTTCGCGGATACAAACAGCTCTAGTATTTGGGTTTTTAATAAAATACGCAATCATTAGCTCAGCAAAAAAATGGCTTTTGCCACTGCCACGACCACCTTTTACGCCTTTGTAGCGTTTAGGCTGTATTAAATTTTTAGTCCATTTTGCAAGTCTTAATTTTATTTTACTCATCGACTATCGTAAAAACGACCTCGGTTATTTTTTGCTCTTGCTGTGTATTTGTGTTATTAATCTCTATTTTATTGCTCTGCGGATTTGCGATAGCTTCCAGGTCTTTTAGCGCGCTGGTACCTTGCTTGATCTCAGTCGGTGTTGCATAGCGTTTGTCACTTATGCCTCGCACCATTAGCGATTGAAATGCTTTAGCAATTTTGCGGTTATTAGCTATTATTTCTAAATTTTCCAACGTTGCACTAATTTGTTGAGCCATCTCTTTTTTTTGAGTTTCATTTGCTTGGGAAAGGCTTTCGCAAACTTTCCCACTTGCTTTTTTAAATTCGTCTAACGCGGCTTTTTGTGGTTGGGAAAGTTGCCAATTATCTCTCTTTATTTTATTCCCCAGCGTCCCTGCTGGAATATTATATTTTTTTCTTAGCTCCGCTTGGCTCATTCCTGCCTCATAGTCGGCTTTTATTTCGTCCCATTTGTATGGTGGTAGTGGTTTAGCCATTGCTTATCTCGTCAAAAGTTTTCCCGTCACTTTCAAGCACGGCTTTTTTATTTGTAAATTCTTGCCATCTTTTTATTATAACATCACAATATACTGGGTCTAATTCCATAATTCTCGCCACCCTTTTATTTTTTTCGCAAGCTATGAGTGTTGTGCCACTGCCACCAAAACTATCAAGCACCACATCATTACCTTTTGTATTATTTAACATACAATACTCAAAAAGAGTCACTGGTTTCATTGTTGGGTGCTCGCCATTCCTTAGTGGCTTATCGAAATTTAAAATAGTCGTTTGTTTTCTGTCGGACGCCCATAGGTGGCTTGACCCACTTTTCCAGCCATATAGGCAAGGCTCGTGTTTCCATTGATAATCTTGTCTGCCAAGAACTGGGCTATTTTTATTCCATATAAGACACTGTCTAACCTCCCAATTTGTATTCTTGCATGCGGCTCTAAAATTAAAACCTTCCAAATCTGCGTGCCAAATATAAAAAACAGCCCCTGCCTTCATAGCCTCATCAGCCGTCCCAAAAGCCGCTGTCAAAAAACTCAAAAACTCCTCATCGCCCATATTGTCGTTTTTGATCTTTAGTTTTTCTTTTGTTCCCCCCTCATATGCCACGTTATAGGGTGGGTCTGTTAGCCACATATCAGCAAGCCCCCCTGCCATTAGTTTTTTCATATCTTCGCCGCTACAGCTATCTCCACACATTAGCCTATGGGCGCCCATAAGCCAAACGTCACCTTTTTGCGTAATCGGTATTTTTTCTGCGTTTGGCACTTTGTCAGGGTCTTTTTCACTTTCGTCATTATCTAAAAAATCACCCAATTCATCCTCGTTAAATCCTAATAACTCTAAATCAAAATCTAAATTTTGTAACGCTTCTAGTTCCGCTTTTAATAATTCCTCATCCCACCCTGCGTTTAGGGCTAACTTGTTATCAACTATCACATAAGCCCGCTTTTGCGCCTCGCTTAACCCTTTTAGCTCAATAGTCGGCACTTCATCCATATTTAGCTTTTTGGCTGCCGCCAGCCGTCCGTGTCCTGCTATTATTCCGCCGTTCTCGTCTATTAACAACGGGTTGGTAAAGCCAAATTCTTTAATACTAGCGCATATTTGCGCCACTTGCTCCTCGCTATGCGTGCGAGCGTTATTCTCATAAGGCTTTAAGTCGCCCAACTTTTTGTATTTTATTTCCATTGTTCCTCCTAAGATTTTTTTCTTAAATACTTCGTTTCGCACATCTTGCGCCTATTTTCGCTCATCCTGTGTTTGAGTATCCAATCTAAAGCCTCTTTAGGCGTGTTTAGTATCGCCTTTAGTTCGGCTTGATATTTTCTTACTTCGCTTTGCTTTAGGTTGTTTATCAGCGTTTCGTCCGTATAAGGGCTTTTAAATACCTCGCGGATTAAAAACGATAATTCGGTCAAAAAATAGTCGTCGGTTCTCTTTTCCCACTCGGGGTAGAATTTGTCTAGGACGTCATAAAAAACGCTAAGGTGTTTGGTGCTTACGTCTAAATCCAATTAGCTCTCCAAAAATACGGCATCTATCTCGCCGTCGGCTATCTTTTTTCTTAGTATTTTTGCCTTTAGTTTATACTCGGGCGTTTTGTAGCCCTTAACATCCTCGATGTAGAATTGCCCGCCCATAAAATACGTAAAGTCCGCTATGTAGGCTATCTCTTTTATTGTTTCAAAACCTTGTTTTGTTTTTTTACTGGGTATTTTAAAGCTATCTTGTAAGACAAATTTAACCTGTCGCTTTAACTCGCTTACTTCGCCCTTTCTTTGCTTAAGCTCTAAATCAAAGGCACGCTTAGCCTCTTTTTGGCTGTCGTATTTGATGCCGCCGCGCTCTACTTTTCTATTTTTGTATTTAGAGCGGTTTTGAGCAACTTTACCCCTTGACCCTAGCCCTTGTATTGTTTTGGGTAGTTTCATCAATACCCTACCTCTACGTATTCGCCCTCTCCGATAGTGGCCGTGGCCTCTGCGCGTAAGCAAAAATAAAAACAATCCGAATCCGCACTAAGCCCTGCCCCCGAGCAAAACTCTATCGCGTCTTGTTCTCCTGCGAATAGTGCTATTAGCCAGCCGTCTTTTATGCGGTCCGCCTCTTTGAGCGCCTCAAATAAAAACCGCTCTTTGTATTTGAGTCTGCCATCGGCATCAAACCAATCGTCACTATTTTCTATCTCATCAAGCTCCAGCCTATACACGGCATAACTTAAAATTTCGGTCATAGTAGTCCTTTTATCGTATTTTTTAATCTTTTCTCGGCTATCTCACAATATTTGGCTTCTATCTCACAGCCGATGAAATTTCTATTTAACTCTTTGCACGCCGCCGCGGTCGTACCGCTCCCCATAAACGGGTCAAATATTAAATCGCCCTCGCTTGACGCCGTCAAGATTAGCTTTTTGATTATCTCCAGCGGTTTTTCGCTTGGGTGCCCGTATTCGCTTTTTCGCGCGTTGTGAGTGAAAAGCTTTGACCTGCCTTTGATTTTTACGCCCTTTTCTCTGATATAGATTATATTTTCGATGTCGCTTTTAAGGGTGTTGTTCGTGAAAGGTGCGGCGTTTGGTTTATGCCAAAAAAGCTCGGCCACGTTGCAGCCCCTATCGTATCCCCAGTTCATTATGCGCGGCTTTTGTTTCGTCGAGCAAAATATAAAAATATTGATTTTCTTGCAGACGCGCGCGATTTGTTCTAGCGTAGCATCTACGTCAAAGCCCTGCGAGATTTTATCCAGCGCGCCGTTTTCATATACGGGGCGTTTGCCTAGTCCGCCACCTTTGGTCGCTATTTCGTACGGCGGGTCGGTTACGACCAGATCCACGCAGTTACCCGGCATTGAGCACATAAATTCTAAGCAGTCGGCGTTGTATATTTTGTTTAGTTCTATCAAAACAAACTCCCTTGCTCGCCTTTGACCCTTAGCTCGCCGTCCGTTAGTCTTTTACACTCCCTGCCGCCTGCGACGAGTATTACGACTTCGCCGCTTTCAAAATCTACCAAAAGCACGTCGTAAAAGTTCTTTTGGTCGTTCGGCCTAAATTCTAGTTTCATACCGCCGCCTTATTTATTCTAGCTAGTAGCCCGCCGACGTTCGGCTTATTTTGGATCGCTGCTCGCTCTTGCTTAAACTCGATTATGCTCATCGGGGCCTTATCCTCGCCGATAAAACAAATCTTGTCAAATTTGTTGGTTTGATTGCCAAAGCTATTTACTCTCTCGTTCCTGCCGATTAGATATGCAGGCGCGGTTTGATTAGGCTTTGAGTAGGTTTTGTAAAGTTTTTTAAACTCCCACTTTTTAAAATCCTCCCACTCTTTGCCCTCTAGGTTGCCCACCGCTTCCCACCCCCCGCCGCTGACACTACGCTCATAATCGCTTTATCGCTAAAGCATACGCTTCTGTCTGTGCCGTATTTGTTTATCGCATAGATCAGCTCGTCTAACGCTAGCTGCGCTTTGCTCTCAAAATCGCCCTCTACCGCTTCTAAAATTTCGGCGATAGTCGGCATATTTGAGTATTTGCGGCTTTGCCTTAGCTCTCTTAGCCCGCGTTTTAACTCGCTCGCTTCAAGATGTCCCAAATCCTCAAAATAAAGTGCGATAACCGCCGGGCTAAGATCAGCCTTGTAGTATTCGACTATCGGCATAAATACGTCGTAAAATTCATTTGTCGTCATAATTCCCTCCTACTCTGTGTCCTTGACCGCTAGCTATTAGCTGGGCTTCAAATTCCCTAAAAGCTCGCATTGTGTTGAGCGTGCCTTGATTTAGGCCGTGCGGGTTTGTCGTAGCATTGTTTGGCACGTTGCGCCCGCTACCCCCTTGCGTCTTGGGCTTAAACACCCCTTGCCACTCGTTCGCCATCGCTTCTCGTATGCAAGCATTGACGTCTATACCCTCGCTCGCCCACTTAGCCCACTCGCTAAATTTCATCTCGATGCCTTGTTTGCTAAGTTTCTCCTTGCGCTCTTTCTTGTAAGCTAGGTATTGCTCCCAAAGATTAGGGTCGAGAAAATCAGGCAAACTCGGCTTAGGGGGCAAGGGGGTTAAATTAACTGCGTTTGATTTTGTTTTTGCTATTGGTTTGAATTTGTCTTTATAGATTTCCGTATTTGTTTCATCCATTTCCGT